AGCTTTGATCCTGAAGGATCGGCTGCATCAACGCTTCACGTTCAGCGTAAGCCTTGGACTCAATGTCTCGAATGCCGGCCTGAGTCTGCTTTTGAAACTGAGCCAACAGGTCAGCTTGAATGTTTTTTCTCGATGCTCCTTTTGGCGTGGGAGCCTTTTTGTAATCTGCTGACTTCTGAAACGCCTTCAGTTCTACGTCTCTCTGACGCTGGTAATCTGCTATGTTGGCTTTTGTAACATCAGCAATACCAGTAAACTGAGGAGACTGTTGAAGCTGATAGAGAGCACGTTGACGATCTGCTTCACCACCAAGACCAGCAAGTGCCTGCATTCCTTGCAGTGCTCCAGGTCCGGTCTGAATGTATGGCTGCGTTAAGTCGGGCCTGCCGGCCTGAATGTAAGGAGAAAGAAGTTCACGAATGGCATCAAACTGCCTGCGCTGTTCATCAACAGCTTGGCCCTGAGATTTGGCCTGCGTAGCAGCGGCAGACCTAGCGGCGGATGCTCCTTTGGCACCTGACAAGGTTGAAGCTCCAGCACCTAATGCGCCTGCTGCTAAAATTGCTGTTCCAGTTCCAATTGCCATACTAATTTAGTCGTTTAATGTAAACTGTCTCAGAATGTTGGTATCCAATTCTTTTCAGAAGTGGGCTAAAGTCTTTAGAGGCAGTTACATGCTGTGTTACAAATAACACCCCATCTTCCTTTAGTTGTTCGTCACACCACCTCAAAAATCTAGAGGCATTGAATCCGCTCCTTACGTCTGGATGCAAAAACATTACGTCATGTTGAGCGGTGGGTTTTGCGTACTCTGGATGAACAATAACAGCAAAAACATTGTAGCCTTTAAGCACTCCATTCTGTCTGAGTGTGTAAAGGCGCAGCATGTCATTTGAGTCCAAGCTCTCATACATCTCTCTTGGAACTCGAATCCTAACATCTGCGATCACCCCTCCAATCTCCCTGTTGTGCATCTCTCCAAGTGGCAAGGCTTCAGCCTCGAACTCTTTTGTGAAGCGTTCGCGCTGAAATTCCACCTGTGCTGATGCAGATGCAACCATGCTAAGTGATCTCCCTCCCAGAAGCAGTAATAGTGAGCGCAGTAGCAGTCCCTGCCAGAGTGGAAATGAATCCGCCGGCTTCGAGCACCTGACCAACCAGTTCAGGACACAGGTAAGTCTCCCCAGGCACAATCGAGCGGGTCTTAACGATCAGATTGGAGTTGCCAGCAGATCCACCAACAGCGATCAAGTTGGCAGAGAAAGTCACGTTAGCCGTGTTTGTGTTAGTCACCGTGAACTTGTCTATTATCGTCTTGCAGTTCACAGCAGTGTACTGGGCAGTCTGAGAGTTTTCAGCCTGTTTCGGTGGAATGATGTTTTTGACTGTGACTGCCATAATTAAGAGATGTTGTCGGTAACAGTAAGGATCAGCGAAGGAATCGCTGGGACCGGGGGACTTGCTGCCGAGGCAAATATCTGGCAATCGAGGTCATCTGTACTCCAGACAAGCTCGAAGTAGTCTCCGGCATTTACTGGCAACACAAAGTTCCACGCGGCAACTGTCTCTGCGTTGTTGCCTTGAATGCGAACTTTAGTCGCACTATCTGGAATGTCAACGCCGTTGATTCTGGGCCAGATAAAGACAGATCCTATTCCTCCAGATATTTTGTCGAGTTGAGCTGAAAACTGAAAGTTGTAAAAGCCTTCAGTATCAATGTAGACACGGCTGTTAGGAGTGCCGATGTAAACGCCATACGAGATATCTGTCACGTCCAGCGTCATTGGATACGCCGTATTGATGACAGTGGCAGTCTGGAGTTGAGTGCTGTGAAACACTCCGTACCGTTTACGCCTTACCTCGTTGATGACAGGAGGCAGAATATCAGGCTGCTGATTCACCACCGTGACAGGAGGAACGATGTCAGTCTCAGGAAATGCAGGGATGCTGTTTGGTGCCAGTGCCAGCAATTCAACAGCGTTTGCCAGTCTGTCTATAGCGGACAATGCCTGAACAGCCTTAGAATCGGCATTCTGTGCGTTTACAGAGACTTCCTCGATGACAGCGGCACTGTCATTCAGGCTGGACGGAATGAGAGCGAAAAGCTGCTCAAAAGCCCGGATGGCTCGCTGAGATGGCAAGAACTCAGCCAGCTCGTTACGAGTGATCTTGTACGGCCCCTCGATCATACAGCGAGCGGTTCAACTCTGGCCTCTAGTCTTGCCACGGCAAGCTGTGCATCACTTGTGCCACGAAACTTCTGTGCCCTCCACTGGCGCATACGTCCCTGCTGGAGCCATGAGAGTCTCTTGCCACGCACGCCAGTCAGGCCGGCCTTGCACACACGTTCCTGACTCCAAGTTAATCCATCCTCCGTGTAGGAAGTCCAGATACTCGGATCGGCGCCAAAGATCGTGTTTCCAGTGAGTGCAACCAGTTCCATCTCATGGAAGATCAGGCCACGGCTTTCGTTGTACAGGATGATGGTCGCAAACTCCCAGCCATTCAGTACTCCCCAGTGCGAGGATAGCGAGTCGCTCAGGTAGCCAAAGGCAGTACTGGCAGGGTCTCCCACGTTCCAGCGGTTGTACACCCACACCAAGTTCTTCGCCCGATATTGGCCATCACCAACGAGGCTGGTTGCCAAAGTGAACCAGACAGGAGCACCGGCCAGAGTGGTCGCAGCGGCATCAAAGACCAGCGTCTGGTTAGGTAGATGGATGTACAGATGGCGATACCCCTTGTCTACGCGGGCCTCGACAAGCACGCTGGATAACTCTTGCTCTGTAAACTCAGTAAGCAGTTGGTCAATCTCGCGAGTTGCAATGCGTTCCGCGTTGCTACCAGTAATCAGCCACACTGAAGGAGCCTCGTTCCGGGCACCGCCAATGAAGGCGATAGACTCCATGAAGTTGCAGCAGGCATGAGTGCCAATGACTCCACGCTGCACCTGGGCGCCTTCTACGCGCTGAAACGGGAACAGGGAGCCTCCCACGTTGTCGAAGACTTCGATGGTGTGCCGGTTGAGCGCGTAGACCTCGTTACGGACCTTTAGCAACGCGACTACAGGGTCAGGATCAGCTTCAGCAGAGCCGTACTTTAGCGGGTTGACTGAGAAGGGGTCGTTAAGTTCTGTGACGATCAAGAACTCCCCGTCTGTGGTCATAAAGTACCCGTCCACCCAGACCACATCGACAACAGTTCCCAAATCGGGATCAGTGACCTGTTGCAGCCCTGTACTTGGACGGTACAGATACAGCTTCCCGCCTGAGGCAATTGCCAAGTAGTCGAACGAGTAGTCAAACGTGACCTGACCAGTGCCTCCTACGTCACCTATGACAGTGACTACGTTCGTACCAGAGATGGAAACCAGCTTAGTGCCCATCACGCGGTACAACAGCCCTTGCCACTCGATGGCTCCACGATCAATGCCGGGACCAGTGCCTAGGCTTACGATTCCGTCAGCAGGGCGAAAGTAGCCATCAGAGATGCCTGACTTCAGGATGACAGGCACCATATTGCGCGGATACTCCACGCGGAAGTCCCCAGCGGTGCTCGTGTAAATGCCGGTGAGGATAGGGACTTGCATTACTTCTTCTTCGCTGTCTTGGCTGACGCCTTAAAGGCTGCCGCAGTAGGGGCGCCTTTAGATCCAGGCTTGCGCATCTTCTCCTTGCTGCCGGCCTTGATGCGTTCGCGCTTCTCGTGAATGTTTTTGTAGAGTCCGTCTTTCATTTGCATTTCCAGCGTTTAAGGCTTGCTGCTTTGCGAGTAGGATTGCCCTTCTCGTCTTTCATGGGACCAGGCATCCCGCTCATGCGAGCACAGAAAGACTTCTTACGCCCTTCGTCTGCCTTGGTCTTGGGATTAGGAGCAGGAGCCTTCAGGTTACTGCCAGTCTCGCGGTTGTACTTGGCGCGTCCCTTGGCAGTCAGCCCTGCCCCCTTGGAGACAGGCAACTTCTCACCCTTGGACACTGAAAGGTTTACCTGCTTCTTTTTCATTGTGGGTGAACTTGTTGTTCGAGAGCAGAAATTCGTTGAGCCAGGGCGTCAAGCTGGGCAGAAAGCCCGGTGACTTGACCTACACCGTGACTGTGCGAGGCAGCGGCAAAGTCTGCTGCGTTAGAAGTGATGATGTCGCCACAGCCTACAAGATCCAAAGGAGTGTGCTGGTGGTCGATCACGGCTGCGCCAATCGAGGTGGGCGTGATGGCATCAGGCTGGCCGGCAGCATGGGTGGCCGCATGAGGCGCTGCAATTGCTAAGATCTTGCGAACGAGACCAGTTTTGAGCTTGGTCCAGAGAGAACCAGTGGAGGCGTCGATAGCCAGTTCTCTGACTGCAACATCTGACGGACTTGGGGCAGATCCATCGTTTACTTTGTTATTCAACAGAATCGTTGGCATGGCTTCCATTTAGCACTAACTCAAAACAAATCAAGCCGCCGGATCGGACAGCGGCTTGAAATGTGTGAGTGTTACTGAGGATTGGCTGCGTCGTAAGCGGCCTGCGCGTCAGCTTGCGAGCTATATGCTGTCGAATTGTACGCCCATTGATTTGCATATGTCCCCAAAGTGCCGTAGTACTGGTTAACGCCAACATTTGAGGCAAGCCATGCAGGATATTGGTCATCATACGCAGCCGCTGTTGCGGACATGTTGTTTGGATATTCAGACTGGTTGTACACCCACTGACCATTCTTTTCTCCAAGACCACTGTACTGATTAACACCAGAATTTGCCGCCAACCATGCGGCGTAGTCGGCAGCCTGCGCTTCAGCCTGCGAGTTATACTCAGTCGAGTTATGCGCCCACTGTCCGTTTTTGTAGCCAGAAACAGTGTACTGATTTACACCAATGTTAGCAGTAAGCCATGCTGCATACACGGTTTCTTGAGAGCCTTCAACAGTAACAGTGCCAGTAACTGTCCCGTTGTTAACAGCAGTTGCGGAAAACGTAGCGTCGCCACTGATTGTAGCGCCTGCCTTGTTCTCAGCAGTGCCCTCAAACACGGCATTGCCAGTCACTGTACCACTGTTCGCGGACCCGTCCTGAAACGTGACATTCCCAGTGACAGTGCCAAAGTTTTCTGAGCCAGCGCCAAAAGTGGCGTCACAAACTATCGAGATAGATGGATTCATAGAGAAAGAAAGTGAAGCAGGGGCGCCATATTTCAGGCGCCCCCGCAGTGTGGTTATCGGTTAAACGCCACGCCGTTAAGCGTGATGATACCTGTTGTCCCAGTTACGGAACAAGTGAGGTTAGCCGAAGGCGTAGCC